GTATGGCCGTGTAGCTACCCCAGCATCCCCATTTTTGATTGGTCTTGTGCCTGACACAGATACTGATGGCAATGTTCTTAATGATGGAACAGGCCTTGTTTTCTCACTTCCTACAGTACCTGTTACTGGTAATGGAGCTGGCACTCCTACTGATAGTCCTTCTGACATCATTGTTTATGTTGGAACTACATGGGCTACAGCTACTGTACGACAGGTTCAAACAATAACCGGTAATGTAATCAAATTGGTAGGACCTGCTCCTTCACATACAGCTCCTGGAGTTGGTGAAAAAGTTTTTGTAACTTATTATGAGAATAACATTGTCGATGATTCATGGACAATGACTGTTCGAGTTCCTGGAGCTACTGGTGTAGGAAAGTATACTGTAGGGTCAACACTGCATGGTAATGCTCTTCAGGTTAAGCAGAATGGCGGGACAGTGTCCCCTGTTTATGCAGGCTCTGGTGCAGATAATGTAGAGGTTAACCCTCTTGTTGCTTCTGTGGAACGGGTCACAGTTACTTTTGATGGTGTCGGTGGTTTCGCAGTTACTTCCGCTACTGGGCCTCTTTTCACACCAGGCACTGGACGTACCGGTTCTGTTATAACGAACAATCAGAATAAAGGTTATCTTGGAAAAACATACATTGATCCTACTACTGGATTTAGAGTAGCTTTTCAGAAAACACCTTTTGCTCCTACTGTTGGTCAATATATCACATATGACATAGGTGATCCTACAGCATCTGGAGTACCGTCCCTATATATCACAAACGATACTAATATCGTTAAAGTCTTGCCTGGGATAAATCTTACTATCAGTTCTTCTACTGGTAGTTATGCGGATGATACAGCTACTGTCGATACATACAACAAAAGCGGTAATGAGCCTAATGTTGGTGATATCTATTACGTTACATTTGATAAAGCAAAGACTGATTACACCACAAGATTCCTTACAAATATGCGTGATGTAATTAGGTATTTTGGACCTGTGGACATCAATAACAAGCTGTCTATTGCAGCTAATCTTGCTTTTATGAATGGAGCAAGAGCGGTAGCACTAAAGCAGATTGTACGTGCTTCGGGTCAACCGGATGCGAGCGTACAAGCTTATATCGATGGTATTGATGCTTTTAATGAGCCTATGCCTAATGGACTGCGTCCTTCATTGATTCAGCCCTTGTCGACAGATGCTCAAGTTCATAGTTATTTGAAAACATCTAATGCTATTCAATCTAGCATCAGATATCGTAACGAACGTACCAGTATCATAGGTTTTGCTGTTGGCACTACTTCTGATCAGGTAATTCAAAGATGCAAGAATATTGCTTCTGAGAAAGTTACCGCGCTCTATCCAGATGGAGCTATCATAGGTATCACGGACACGTTTGGTAATGAGGTTGAGTACATAGTTGATGGTTCGATAATCGCAGCAGCTGTAGCTGGACGCGATGCATCGCCTGTTAACGACATTGCTACTCCGCTTACCAATGCGACAGTGGTAGGTTTCAAAAGGCTTTACAGACGTTTGGACAATGTTACTGCGGCTCTGGTGGCTAACTCTGGATGCACTGTTCTCGAGGAACAAACTCCTGTTATCAGGATTCTTATGTACCTGACAACTGACATGTCTACGGTACTTACTCGCGATCCTCGTATCGTGGAAGTTAAGCACTCAATTCAGCAAGGTATTCGTGTCGCTTTGAATCGTTATATTGGAGCCAAAAATCTGCCAAAGATGCAGCCTCAAATAAGAGATACGGTTGGATCTTATTTCAAGCAGCTCAAGCAGAATGAGATCATTGTAGATTTCACTGGAATCAATGTTAAACAGGACGACAGCGATCCTAGCACAGTTAATGTGGAAGCATATTATAGTCCTGTGTTCCCGCTGAACTGGATAGTTGTAACACTTAACCTGAGACAGAGTCTGTAAACAGAAGTAGTAACCATTCAATTTAAGGAGATATCTGTATGGATCGCATAGCATTAGCAAAAAGGTTAGAAGGTTTCTCGAAAGTGTTTGCCGCTAACACTCCCTATCATAGAGAATTGAGAGCTATGGCAGAAGTTCTTTCGAAAGCTGACGATGAAAAGTTTCAGTCCATTCTGAGTAATGATTTTACTCCAGAAGAGAGAGACGCTTTCTTGTCGCCTACGCACACTCCGTATCAACGAGGACAAAATTTAGGTCCTCAGATGGGCGGACCTAAGCATAATTCAATTTATGAAGGGTTGTCTAGCGATATTAAGAAGAAACTTCAGCAGATAGCTCCTGCAGCTATTACTATTCTTCAAGAGGCCCAGGCTCCAGCAGGTGCAGTTGCTCCTGTTCAAGCAGCTGAAGAAGAAAAAGAAGCATTTTTGGCCCCGACACATAATCAGTATCAACAAGGACAGAATTTAAGTAAGCAGACTTTCGGACCAAAACATACTTCTATTTATGAGGGTCTCTCTAATCAGATTAAAAATGAACTTAAACGAGTTGCTCCCGCAGCTATTACTATTCTTCAAGAGGCCCAGGCTCCTGCGGGACTTGAGACAGCAAAGCCTTTTGATCCAAGTCCAGCACAAGGTGTAAAGCCGATTCCTGGATTAACAAGAGAAGAGGAGACCGCCATGTCAGCTGAAGCTTCCACTGGTATGTTCTGGAACAAAGCTGCTTCTGATGCCATTCTTAACAACCTTCTACGAGATGTTGTTGGTATGGATAAAAAGCAGATTGAGGATACAGGGCGTAAACTTGATAAAGGTCAGATACCTGACGGAACACACAATGGTGAGAAAGCCGATACTTTAACGCCTGAACAGACTCCAGATCAGAAAGATGTTCTCAAGTCAGATATAGTTGAGAAGTCTCATGGTAAAGTTCAGAAGGAAGCCGCTTCTGAAGATAAAAAGGAAGATAAAGATTCCTGTGGTGATAAAAAAGAAGATAAGGCTGCTTCTACGTGCGAAAAGAAAGAAGACTCTGAAGAGTTAGAAGATAAAGAAGCTTCGCTCGAAGATGTTAAAGCACGTCGTGAAAAGGACAAGCAGAAGAAAATTGAAAAAACGGTTGAAGAGCTTGCAAAAGCTAAGAAGCCTGTTGATAGTAAAGAAGCTAATGAGTTGTTCGAAGGCATTGAGTTAGGATCTCCTATGGAGGATGTTACTATCGATGCTGCCGAAGCAGATAAACTGAGCAAACTCTTTGTATAAGAAGGAGCTGATATATGGCGGCAAGAGATAGAGATACCTACGTACATCGTTTTGGAGTTACACCCGAAACCACTTCGGTTATTAGCAGCAAGAATAAAATCTATGCTATACCCGCAGATGGTCAGACGACGCTTTTCCAGATCGGTGTTGTAGCAACATTTGATCCTTCAGAGTCACGATCAATAGAGCCAGTTCGTGGAATTGGTTATGGCGACCATGTGGCGGAGCTTGTGCCTGGGGTTACTGAGCCTATGACACTAGCGGTTACCCGTACTGCTCAGTATCTCTCGATGATCTATCAGGTTTTCGGGTATAAGGGCGGTATTGACGGGATAGTGCGCTCTCTTCGTCACCACAAATGGCCTTTTGATGTGGTACAGGAAGTTGTTATTAGCCGATTGGTTGCCAGCGTGGATCAGGACATGGCTCGTAACATAGCTAGTCAGTCTGATTTCGTTAACAGTATCAATCCTCAGAATTTTGAAGCAATTCTAACCTATTATGAGGGTTGCTGGATTTCTGACTATAGTGCTTCCTATGCAGCTGATGCGGCACTTGTTCAGGAGAATGTGACTATTAATGTTACCGATATTGTAGCTAATCCTGCAGCGGTCTACGATGAGTTGAATAAGAACTTGTTCAATGACGGATCGCGATCGAAGATTATGGGAGTAAGCTATGAAGTTAATACGGGAGCTCAGATTGTGGTACCATCTGGCTCTATCGTTCAGGGTGGAATCTAAGGTACTGAGCGGGGAGAGCTCCCCGGGATTAGTTTAAATTTACATAAGATAACATATATAAAATCGGTCCTATAAATAACATAAAATATTTATCTTAGATTGCTTCGATAATCCCCTATTGCATATCCCTGCTTTTGCATTGATCTATTAATATTTTCGGCTATATCTATAAACATATCCAAAAGGAGATCCAGATGGCGCTGTCTGACGTTTTTCAAGCTATTCAGAAAAAGCTCAATTTCACTAAAACAGCTGAAATTGATGGTATCGTATTTGAATTAGGTTTATTGACTTTTGATGAAGAGCTAAAATCAGAGGTGATGCCCCAGGAAAACCTAGAGCCCCTCGTATACTTCAATCAGAGCCGTTTACAGACGCTATCTTATGCCATTAAAGCCATTAATGGAGAAGCTGTTACTGCAGTAGTTGAGATTAAGACAGGGGATAAAGTAGAGAAAAAGCAGGGTTCGCTATATGTTAAAGAGCTGCTTAACACTTTGCCTCTAAAACTTATAGAGCATCTTTTTGATATCTATGTCGATTTGAAAGAGGAGCTGGACGGTACTATTGATAATAGTATAAAGTACAACTGGTTTAAAACACCTGAGCAACGTGAAGAAGACGAGAAAAAACGAAGAGCTGGATCGAAGGATGAACCTTCTTCAGAAGAGTCTGTAGACTCAACAGAAGATGATGCGTCTGATATTAAGTTTAGAGAGATTCCAAAAACTCCTGAGGATGAAAAAACCGAGGAATGAGTTTAACAGTTGTACAGGCATACGATAACATAGAGAAAATCATTACACATGGTTTCCTTACTGCGGGAGTATCATATGCAGGTCATCACTTTCTATTGAAAAGCATGACTGATAAAGAATATGGTAATTTAGCCCTATATAGAAGAGATGACGATGTTTTTGCAGATATCCTGTATCATCTCTCTTTTTGTACCGTATTTATTGATAGTTCTAATTTTCTTGAAAATAGGTTTATACGCATTCCGCAGCTAGTCCAGTTTTATTCGACACTGCCTGTGGTTTTTGTAACAAAAATAAAAGATACTATTCAGAAATTGAATAAGCATTATCTGAATTCTCTCAGTTTTCTCGAGGGTTTTTGTTATACGGATAAATCAAGGTATCTATGGCGTATATTGAATTTAGAGAATAGAGATCATTATCTTGGGATTGCTGGATTAAGTAATGTAGGAATGAACTCAGTTCAAGAGAACTGGATTGTCATAAATAAACGTCTTGATGAAGAAGAGCTGTACAGCAAAGACCTTAACCTGGCGTTACTCATTTCTTCGGCAATGAATCCAAAAGGTACGAAAGTAATTTCAAGAAATTACGACACACAGAAAAAAGAGCTTGATGAGCTTCGTAAAGATATTGCTGAATATGGTTATGATCGTAAACGTGTGACAGAACAAAAGAAAAAATCTGACTGGTCTGCCCCTGTAAAAAGTCGTGAAGATCTGGTACGAGAGCTTTACAGGCAGATGGAAGGTAAAAAGGACAAGCACGATCTTTTTATAGAGGAGTGGGTAAGAAGTCAGCAGTCTATGGCAGAAGAGGCTAAGAAGCAGGCTGAGGATAGACAAAAAGAGTTTCGTGCAAAGATAGATGCTTTAGATATGTCTTCTACTGAGGGATCGAAACCTATTTCAGCTTCTGAGTTACGTAAGATATTAGCCGATAAGAAAGAGCTACAGAGGGACGCACCTATTCAGGAATTTATGACCGCAGCAGCTCAGAATGAGTCGAGTGAGCGTTTTTTAAAGAAAATTAGTTCTACTGTGATAAGAGCGAGTAAAGAGGATTAATATATGGCGACAAATTTAGATGAAAAAAAAGAATTTGAATCTACCATAAAGCTTTTAGAACAAAAAGCGGCAAAAATTCGCGAAGTCGGGCGCGCTGAGATGGAGCTTAATAAAGCTATTAAATATGGTTCTAAGATTCGTAAAGATACTAAACGCCTTGATGATGCGCTTTATCAGGCTACCTATAATTTAGAGCGTCGTCATAGTAGTCTTAGGGATAGTGTTGGGAAGTTAGGCAAAGAAAGAGAGAAACAATCTCGTTATACCAAATTACTGACAGTAGAGTCCAAGAAGCTCGACAAAGTAATTGCTACTGCTACTAAGAAAAAAGACATTAAAAAAGCTACTGCAATGCAGAAGAAATTTAATGATAAAATTAAAGAAAGTAAAAATCAAGAAAAGGCGCTTGCGGGTCAACAGAAGAAGCTGTCAGCTGGTGGAATAAAGACTATATGGGCTTCTAAAAAACTAGCAAAAATTAGAGATGATTTGAATAAGACCTCCGATCTCTCTATAAGGGATGAGGCCGATCTTAATAAGGAATACGAAGAACGTTTATCGTTAGAAAGATCTGCAATAGATGCGATGAAAGAGCTCGGGGAAATTGATGGTAGTCAAGCAACCCGAATGAAGAAAGATTTATTATCTGAAAATAAAATTAGAGAGACTAAAAACAAGCTAATACAAGAAGGATCTGAAGAGCTTAAACGTGCCCAGGCGTATAAAGAAAAAATAACAAAACTTAAAAGGACAGGCACCCCTAAAGAGATTAGTGAAGAGATTCGTTCAAAGCATGGTGATGTAATGGGCGCAGCAGGTAAAATGTTTACCGCTAAAAGTACTAAAGAGCGGCTTGCTGCGGCTAAGGAACTCGTTCAATCTAATGATGACTGGAAAAATTTAAAAACTACCATGCTTGGTACCGGTAAGGCTTCTAAAGGGCTCGCAGGTACTATCAACCTATTAGGTATGGCTTTTCAGACGCTTGGAAAAATGAATTGGATAGCACTTATTATCAGTGCTGTAGTAGCTGTGGGTAAAGCAGTGAATGAGATGGATAAATTTATTAAACAATACAATCAGTCCTTTTCTAAGATGTATGGTCCTACAGTAGCTATAAAAAATGTACGCGGCAGCATGAAAGATTTTACAGATGCTGTATTTGATATGAACCGCAATCTAAAATATGGCTTAAAAAGTGAAGAGATAATGGGGCTCTTTGATGCACTTTCTGCAGGAGGGCTATCACTCGGGGGCGTTGGGCAGCGGGTTAAGGGAGGATATAATGAAGTTATTGAGCAGTCTTTTAGACTGAGCAAGGACTTTGGTGTTAGTATGGAAGAAATGGGGGGCATGATATCAGAGCAGATGATGGATTTGCGTTCATCATTAAGCGAGGTATCTGGTAAAATGAGGACGCTAGCATATGATGCCTCTGTAGCAGGAGTAAAGTCTACTAAGTTCTATGAGGCAGCTATGGCTGCGGCTAGCGGTTTAAGTTTCTATGGTAACTATATTGATAATGCTTCTGCCCGTCTGCGCGATTTTGTTAAGTCAGGTTCTATGGGTTTAAAGGATGCTGCCAAGGAAACTCAAGCACTGACAGATACCTTTAAAAACATGACATTTGAGCAGCGAGTTGCTACTATACAGATGGCAGGAGGCGCTGGTAAGTGGCGTAAGATGTTTGAGGAGAAATCTAAAGCAGCCGCTAGTGAAGCGCAGCGCCTTAAGGATGAAGTTGCTATGATGAAGGCGAAAGCGGCTGGTATCACGAATAGCGCTAAAAAAGAACAAGCTTATAAAGATATTGCTGCTAAAGAAGATGCGATTAAATCTGAAGAAAAAGTCAAGATAATGACTGAAATGTACTCCAAAGCTAATGAAATGGGGATGGCAGCGGGTCTTGAGTATTTATCTGAAGAGGGTCCAGCAGCAGTCCTTTCAGCGCTAAATTCTGTAGGTCAGATAGATTTATTTGACCCAAATAATTTTGAAGCAGCGGCTCGTGCAGCTTCTAAAATTTCAGGAATGAATAAGGAGACTTTGCTCGGAGTTGTTACCAGCATGAATATGGCGCTGGTGAAGGCTAGAGAGTCTGCCGCAACTCTTAAAAATGAACTTAAGGATGTTGGTCCTGATGCTATGAAGTCTGTGAAGGATATTGTAGGGACTTATATAGATGCAGCCAGAGGTGGAAAAGCCATAGATTTCGACAAACTTACGGGAGACCTTAAAACCTATTTATCTGATGATAAAATAGGAGGATTAATAGACCAGATTAAGACTAATGGCTATCTAGTCGAGGCGGTTCTTAGTGGAGCGGCCATGAATGAAGCTACTTTCAAGAAGGTAGCTGAAGAAAAAATAGCTAAACCTATACTATCTATGAGCGGTATAGGCGTAGATGAGCGAGATAAGAGGATTGATGAGCTCGTTAAAAATACAGTGTCTTTGGACGATATAGTAGGCATAAGCAAAGAAAACGCTACCTATCTAGTAGCTATTAGCGACCCTATGCGTGCTATGGCTAATTTTTCCTTTGCCACAGCTCAAGGTGTAGGCAAGATATATGGATTACTTGCACACTGGGGAGATACTTCTTATCAAAATAATGAACAATATGCTGCTACAGGTGAAGGAAAGTATTTAACAAAATCTATAGAAGATATGCAGTATACTTCGATGCGTTTGGAGGATGCAAAACAGCGTGGGGATAAAGAAAGTCAAAATAAATTTCAGAAACAGTTAGATGTATTAAACAGTAATATTGCTTATTTGACAAAAGATCGTCCTGAGATAGTCCCTCAGCTTAAAGTAGCTACTCAGGAAAAGGCAGCAAAACGCGCTAAAGGGGAAATACAGCAGATTCAAAGTATTTCAGATTTTAAGGATGATATAGCTGATCTAATGGCTAAAAAAGCAACAAAAGTAGGCATAGAAGCAGCTTTTATAGATACTGAAATAGCTAAAATACAGGATAAAATTAGTAACTTGGAATTTGTTTCTGGTAATAAGACCAACTATCAAGGTCCTCAGATAGGGCCGGCTCCTAGTGGTGTCGCTCACGATTTTATGGCAATGACGGCAGGGTACCAGAATATAAAAAAGGGTGATCTAGTCATAGATTCTGGAAGTCTGGCAAAAGGTATATCTGCAGGATCTGGGCAGCTCATAGGAAAAATGGGGGCCTCTGCTAGTTCTGGGGCAACTACGGTAACAGTCCCAATTACTCTATCTGTAGGATCTGTTAATGGTGATGTAGATGACATGCTGAAAAAAATTACTCCTGCTATCGAGCAGTCGTTCACAAGAATGTTTTTCGATAGGCAGAAAAGAAAATAGGGTTTATGGCAGATACTACAATAGCTAATGTAAAAGCTACCGAGGATGCTACACAACTACCTAATACGCCTCAAGCGTCAGCTGCGCCTCCTACGGGGATAGACGTATTGTCTGCTGCTCAGACTAAAAATGGAGTAACCATACAAAAGGTACGCTTGGAGTCCTCAGATATGTCGAGGTTTATTGAGCTACGTCCGCCTATTAGAAGACTGCCAGATGAGACTCCGATATATATTGAGATGATAGATTCAAATTTTCAGCCCTGCGCCATTCAGGTATCAGATGGTACCATTATACAGGCATTAAGATTAGCCCCTAACCCTGATTCTATGCTTATTAATTCTTCAAAAATTGTGAATAAATACAACACTATGACTCGCTGGGTAGAGACGCATTGGGGAGATGAGCTTGATACGGTAAACTTTTCTGGGAGTACCTTCTCTCTGATGGCTTTTAATGCAGCCGATATTAGTCCAGGATTATCCGTAGTGAATAGGCAGACTACAGATACATATAAAATGTTAAAAGAGTTGATCAGATTTTACAGGACTAATGGTTCTTTATATCAGGACTCTGTGACATACGTTCCTGAGAATGAGACCTCATTTGAGACTGCAAATCAATATTCTCCAACTGTAAAATTTCTCGACACATACCCAGAGTTTAAGAATAGGCACCCTAGAGAGGCTACTATACGCGAGAGACTATATATACGAATAACCTTTGATTTTGTTTCGTTTGTGGGCTACTTCGAAGCTTTCGATTTTACAGAGGATGCTTCTTCTCCATATAGATTTACATATAGCGCTAATTTTAAGTCTGAGAGAACTAAATTTATTTTAGGGTAAATATATGCCAATAATCGATGTACAAAATACCGTAGACACGCTTTTAGCGCTATCTAAAAGGGAAGGCGGAGACCTCCATTATGAGAATAAGCAGTCTCTGAATTCTTTTTCAGATTGGGCTACAGCCTCTACGATACCGTTCGATTTCATACCATTTAGAATATCTATCTTTGATACTGAAATCAACGAGGATATGGTATCTCTAACACTGATGGTAAATCCTAAAGATTTATATGTATCGCAGTCTCAAGTAATTGATAGTGCTTATTCGAGGGCAGGTTGGATAAATACCTTGTGGGGTAATCAGCAGGGACTACTCACAGCAAGCGGTATGACCGCTGGTTTTTATTATACGACTCCACAGAAGAGTGGAGGTCTGACTAATTTCTACAGAAGAAATAGTCTCGCTTATTTGAATATGCTATCGATAGTATCTTTTTTCAAAAATAATGGATACTATTTCATGGACGGCATGGAGAATCCTACTCTTTTTAAGGATGGGACAAGTCGGGTCATCAATGTTATGGATACAATCAGGATCTCTTATGATGGGTCTGATTATTTGGGTTCTTTTTCTTCTTTTTCTATAAACGATGTTGCAGCTAATCCATATCGTTTAGACTATAATCTAGAATTTAATATCTCAAGTTTTGGGACAGATCTTCAGGGCATAGAAGGTCATATAAAAAAAGAAGGTAATGATACAGTAAACAAGGTTCAGATATCTATACAAGGATCAAACACAAGATTTGATCATACTGTTCTTTTAAATTCTGATGAGCTTAATACCTATTTTCCTCCTGATGCAGTACCCGCTAATGCTCCTATTTCCTATAATAATGCCGTAGATGGAACGACACCTAAAGGAGTTACGCTTTCTATAAAAAAGGTACCAAAAGCTTGGGGCACGCTAATTCAGAAATACGCAGATATCTATAAAGTTGATCCTAATTTGATTGCGGCAGTTATTGCTCAGGAATCTCGTGGAAATCAATATGCTACATCTAAAGATAAGTATGGGAATCCATTGGCTAAAGGTCTTATGCAGATGATAGACTCTACAGCAGCTGATATGGGCGTTACTGATCCATACGATCCAGAACAGAGCATCAATGGCGGCACAAAATATTTAAGTCGTCTTCTTAAAAAATACAATGGAGATACTACATTAGCTCTTGCAGCATATAATGCCGGACCAGGTAACGTAGACAAGTATAAAGGGGTTCCGCCATTTGCTGAAACTCAAGACTATGTCGTAAAAGTAAACTACTACCATGACTATTATGGGTCTGCGAAAACGGAAAAAGACTAATTATGTCAGAAATAAGATCTGGAATATTTACCTCTAAAGAGTTCAGCTATCGTAAAAACGTGCTGAAGATAGCTCCTGATGCATTCATTACTATAAATGATGCGCTTACTTCAAGAGTGGTCGCACCTATGCAGGTTAGCGGTACAAAGGATTTCAATATTCGCGGAGGCATTACGAGCATTAGCGTGAATAGTGCTGTGAGCCCTGCAGGATCTTCTAGGGCAACATTTGAGGTTATGGCCCCTACTTATAAGGGTCTTCATGAAGATTATTATATAACACTTCCTAACGGGGTTAAGGTCCCAATTTTTACTCCTATGATGGAAGTTAAGATCTACATGAAAGGAAGGTTCCTTGAAATTGAGAATAATTACGTACCCCAGTACTACCCAGTATTCTGGGGGATGATTACTGGAGTTCAAGAAGGCTATAGTGGCGGGACATCAACATTTTCTATTACGTGTGAGGATCTCCTGACCTGGTGGAAACATCAGAAGATAAACGTTCAGTCGTCTGTAATAGGAGCCTATTATGGCGGTGCCACTATGAATAGATTCCCTAGTGTTTTTCAAAACATGTCCGCATGGGAAATTATTGTAGCACTATTTTCAGATACTTTTTTTACGCAGGTAGATGAAAAAACAGGACAGCAAGCTTTTTATAATTTTATCTATCCGAAAGCCTCCAATACCATGTTTTTTCCTGCGACTAAAGATCTAGAGAGTACATGGGGCCCCTTTGCTAAAGATGTTATCCAATACTGGAATAGACGCTTCGGTTTCGGAGTTCTTACTAGCGGGACTAATTCAGATATTGCAGCGAGTTATGCCAATATCCCGCTCGAGATGATGGGTTTACAAGGAGGACTTAAAACAGATGTAATAACAGGCATCGCTGAAAGAGTGCTAAAAAGATCAAAAGAGAGTGTTGAAGTTGAGATGCAGACTTCTAGGACAGCACGTCTAGACCTGGATTTTAACTTGTTAGCTATAGTACAGCCCTACGGATTATTTGATTTATTTGGAGACGGTGCTGAATCCCAAATTAATTCTAAACTAGAATTAGCAAATAGTGTGTGCGAAAAAACTAATATGGAGTTTTTTGTAGATACTAACGGTCATTTTGTATTTAAACCTCCCCTATATAACTTAGATGTAGCCACAGGACAGGTTCCGTATTATAGAGTTGGTCCTGAGGATATAATTAACTATAATACAAGTTTTGATTCAAACGCTATTGTAAACTATCTGGTAGTTACAGGGCCTTTATGGCAACAGTTAGATATGGAAGCTATAGGTTTACACGCAGATTTCGAGTCTATTAAAAGATTTGGTATACGTTCTGATCAGATGACGATATCTTACGGTAAGAATGCTGAACAGTTAAAAATGATAGCGGTTGCGGAGATGACTAGAAGAAATGGCCAAGCATTCACAGCAAACTTATCTATACCACTTCGTCCAGAAATGCGTTTGGGCTATCCAGTGTACCTCCCCCATTTGGATACTTATTATTATGTTACAGGGATCACACATTCATTAGCATTTGGGTCTAGTGCTCAGACAGATTTATCACTGCAGTTTAAAAGAGACCGAGTTTTTGAAGACGGGACCTCAGGACTTCCTGATACACAGCTATGGGATGTACTGAGTAGTTGTGTGATGCGAGAGGCTGCTAAAGAATTACGCGACCCGAACTATCTCGACTCTTTGAAACAAAAAATGAGTCCTGAGGTATATACACAGTATATTAAAGATCATTATGGAATAGATGCTTCAGTAGTTGATAGTAAGACTATTGTAAATGATATGGCAAAAGAGAATGGACGTAGAGAGGTTAATCTTTTTTCTGGTCCGGGAATGCTGGGGTACTGGAAACTTGATAGAGCCGCTCTTCTAAGCTCTGCTGATGCATTATCCGGAGATATAAAAGAAAAGCAGACTCCTAATGCGATAATATCTAATGAACTAGTTATGATTACAAAAGATTCTGTACCTTATACAGATAAGAATGGTTATAGGCACATAGGAGCATTTCCTTTTGGCGCTAATTTAGTTCTCATGAAAAATGGTAAAATGTGGGATAGTTCTGACTATGTTCAGAATCAAGGGGCTGCAACACAGACGCAACTCAATAGTACTGGAAATTTATCGCAGACTAATGATGCATCTAGTAATGTTACTTCCCAGGGCGGGGCTATTGAAGTAGCTACCACGGGTACTACTGGAGAGCCTAATGAGACAAAAGAGACTACTATAGAAAAAACTAAGAATAAGATACAAGAAACAAAAAATAGAGAAGAAGCGGGGATTATGACCCCGGATAATCTTCAAAAGACCTATAAAAGTCGAGAAGATGGGTATTATAAAAATGCGAGTTTAGCGGGTATCAATTCTGCGCAGGCTGATGCTACCGCAGCAAGAACACAATTAGATGCGGGCAATGTTATGGCAGCTATCAAGAGTACAAGTCAACCTACACCTCAATCAATATTTTCCCCTAATACCTTATGATAAACCAAAATATACCAAGACTCCCCGGGCGTCAGATCGCTTTAGGAGAAAAACCTACATTAAGCGCCATTGCCCAGGATTATACGACCTTCGTGGCAGGCTCTGTTCTGTCGGTAGACGAAGAGAAACTATGTGTATCTGTAAAACTTCGCGGTAATCTAGGGGTACTGCAGAACGTATCTATTTCTCAACCGTTTGCGGGTAATTCAAGTTTCATTTTAGGAGTGCCTGAAGTAGGCTCTTTAGTTTTGGTAGGGATGCAGGGTAATAATGATAGTTTCATATTGACCTATCTTCCGAACTATACGCATGGTTTGGAAAACAGAAATGTCAAAATGCATCCTGATAATGTTATTACTGCAGATCCAAATGAATTGTTTTTTAGAGTAAAGAAGTTAAAACGAGGAGAAGTAGCTTTAGGTAGTTCAGGGGGTATGGAATTATTCCTTGGGGACTATTTTAGACTTGATGACCGGTTCGGAAATAAGTTTATACTTAGGAGTGATGAAAATTCTTTACTGAGTACTGCATGCAATAATAGTGTGTTCAGTAGTGGTGTGTGGACTAACTCTGGGATAATAAAAAGAAATTCAATCGATCCCTCTATTATAAGTGACTTGCCTAATATTATCCGTGTCCCTCTCCTAAATGGGCGGTATGGGTACTCTATGAAACCGGGCGGGTCTGACCCTAATGTTGACCCCTACTTCACTGAGTACTTGTTGGAGGTCGAGGATAAGGGATATGCTCAGCCTCCACAGAATGATATGAATGGAGACTCCAATAGGACTATTCGTAGACCTATCGCAATTTTTTCTATGGGTAATTTTGTAGGGAATAATCCGTCTACAGGATCCTATGGGCGCATGCTCAAGCCTATGCTGTTTCATGATGTTGATGATATTGTTGGAGACTTCTCTTTAGACCCCGCTCTCGGCGGCGAGATCGACACATACGGTATCGCTATGAGTTGGTTCAAACCAGAGCGCACTAATGCAGAAATAGGAGCATTCTACGGCGTGGATAAAGAAGGGCATTTTTTCCATTATTTACCAGCTGCTACGGCAGGCGGTCTTGGAAAAGGTAGGTCGATGTCCATCTTGGCTCGAGGTAGTAAAAAAGAGGTATGGGGTAGTGATACGCGCTACGCGACTTCATGGGATATGACGACTACTGGCGGTATCGTATGGCGGGTAGGGGCACATAATGAACGAGACGGGAGTCCACACAGCAACAGGAGCATAGATACCAGGACAAGTAGCTCTGTATTTTACATGTACGGGACTCAAGTAGTGCCAGAAGTAAAACATTTTGATAAATCTGATATTGAAGTCACTAATCTACGCGATTATTTTAAAATTGAGAAAATTGGCGGTAGAGAGCGTCACGAGGTATCGAGTACTCGTGAGACGATCGTAAAAGGATCAGATAAACTCCGTATTGAGGGCGCGCGTACAGAGCAGATAATTGGAGCAAATACTACGAGTATAGGTTCGAATATGAACATCGTGGTAGGAGATGCTTTTACTGAGAAGGTTACTAAAGAAAAGCAGGAGACCTATGGTAATAGAAAAACTACGATCACAAGCGGTAGTTCAGAGCTGATTATAAAATCTCTCAATGGTAATATCAAAGAAGAAATTGTAGTAGCAGGTAGTCGGACAGTAAAGATAAAACTTGGGGATATTAGAGAGACTATTGTTACTGGCGGTAGAACCTTCAAAACTACCGCAGGAAATTACAAAGTTCAGACTACTACAGGTAACATTCAGCTGACTACTAAAGCAGGAAAATTGTCTTTTCAGACTAAGGTTGGGAAGGCTGAGATAAAGTCTACTACTGGAATAAGCATTAGGACCAATCCTGTTGCTAATGTAAATATCCAGGGCGGGGCTATAAAGCTTAAAGGAAAAACGGCTGTTATGGGCGGTGTTATAACGTCTAAGACGCACAAAGACTATATTACTGGAGCCTTTCTTATGGGCTCTAAATCAGTGAGTGCCTCTATATGATGTATGAGAGGGCTATGCGCGAGTTACGGATATATAAACTTTTTATGATGGAGATTCTGTGCCAATAGCAGGACCCGCTATATCAAGCGCTATTCTTGGACAGTTTGCTGCTAGGAAATTTACTGGTAGAAATGCTATAGACATAGCTAGTGCTGTAGGTTCTGCGGTAGCTAACTATATAATACTACCTAACCTTGTGTCGTGCACACTGTCGGGTACTGCAGGTCCTGTAGGTAGTATAACGAGTATAGCGGCTGTAGGCCTTGAGCCGACGGCTATGAGCGGATTGATGACTTCTAAAGCTTTGAGCAAGAAACTTACAGGGAGAGACGCATCAGGATTATTTAGCGCGATTTCTATGGGGTTATTTCAAGTGATGTCAACGATGTTTCTTACAGGGTCTTCGATAGGGTGTGCCGTTGGGGCCGGTATAGGTAAATTTACGGCTGTATCAGCGCCAGCTCTGTCTAAACTTATTTTAGCTCAGTTGACGCTTAAAAAAATTATAGGTAGAGATGCCATTAACCTTGCTGACTGTATAGCATTCGGTCTTGTAACGCAGCTGAAATCATCTGTGACTATTTCGGTAGTGGTAGTAGGAGCTCCGGCACCAGTTCCGCCAGTAGGTCCGATTCTGGTTGCGGGAATCCCGTCGGTATTCACTAAAATTAGTTGATAAAGGATTAACATGGGCTCGGAGATTTTTAAACTTAAGTCGTTGTATATGGAAGACACAGTAGTGCGTGGCGCTCGTATCAATCTTAAGAACGCCAAGAACACTAAAACTGTACAAGTAAATCCAGGTGAAGATCCTATTGTAAAAACAGGAGAGACTGGAGTATCTTCAGAATATGTTGTCCAGACATCTTTGATCGGTAATGATCTGAAGGGATACGGTACTTTTACAAATAACAGTGATATCGTGCGGGACTATACAGGGCCTCAGAATGTAGCACATGGTGATATTATACGTCTTGATACGGATGTTACATTCTACAACGTAACAGGTATGCAAGGTACCGATGTGTATCTGGCTGAAAAGTTTGTAAAAAAGAATACTACCGATCCGAGTGTGCAGTCTGGGGTCGCTACAGTAAGAAAGGTTAAGCTAGATAGCGTAAAGTATGAGTCGGTAAAAAGTGACGGCACCCAGAATATTATATCATATGACAAGGATAAAACTGATTGGGGAGTTACTGGAATAAACTTTTCAGATCCTAAAATAGCTCCTAGTAATCAGGTATCATTTGAGACTGGCATGACTCTGCAGTTTATGCCAGGAGCGTCTTCAAGAAAAGAGGACCTCACTACTGTAGGCAGTGTCTATAAAACTATTGTAGATAATAATACATCAGCTATTTCTGATCTCAGCCTCAGCCCTCTACCTTATCCGCATGAGAGCCTCAAAGTATACGCGGGTACTGTGTCGAGTGCTCCGACATTATTAGTAGAGCATGAAAATTATGTTGTAAATTACAGCCAGAGTCCAGAGTACAAGTTTCCTCGCCCTCCTTATGAGGAGCGTCCTGTAGCTTACCTCAAGTTCCTCGACAAGATTACTGAAGAAGTTCAGGTATCAAAAATTGATGGAACTTTTGAAGGCAACTTATCTATACAGAAGAAAACTATTGTTTCTGGAGGAGCTGACCTCGTACATCCTATTAAGGATATTATTCCTACAAGTTCTTTTGTAATAAAGGTGGCAGACTCAGATAAAAGAACCAATACTGATTATGTACCCGATTACGCAGCAGGTTTAGTTACTTTCGTAAAGCATAAAAACTCTGAAAGTCTTATAGGAGCTATATCCTACGTACAGAGATTAATGTGGGATGGGATTAGTGTTATAAAGGGTGTCACAGAAGATCTAGTCCAAGATACTTCTAATTTAGTCATCCCAGGAGTATCTGGCTTGCCCGGCGTAACTGGCATAGTATACTATGAGGATACGGATCAGAACAATCTTGTAAGAGATATCGACTATATCCTTGACCCAGAATCCGGCTCCATAGGATTTACCTCTCCTCTAAAAGACTCTGAGTCTGTTTTGGTCTCCTACTATGTAGAGGGAGAGGACGTCTCCAATGAAAGAGTCCTTTTGACAGATATGCGGGCAAACAAGTACCCAATTATCACAAGCACAGTGACGTTAACCATGCAGTATAAAACTTTCGAAGAAAATAAAGAGGTTACAAAGACAAAGGTGCTTGCTGAGGGTGAGGATTATACCCTGTCGTATATCACTGGTAGAATATTTTTGAATTCATTAGCTAGCGATGAGGAGGTACTATCCCTTGAGATTAGTTATACTCCTATGGCGGCTGTCAACTGTGTTATGCAGACAATCCCCGGGGATAGCCTAAACTATAGAATAAGAATCATTGATGATGTGGTTAAGATAGTAGATCCAACAAAACTGGTTTTTCAGATCAACAATCCGCTTATATCGATACCACAGAAGAAAACGTTCCAGGATGAGATTACTACATCAAATTATGACTTTTTGAGTCCTATCCTTCCTGATAGCCTGGTATCCATTACTAATGAGAAAGGGCCCGTCTCGTACGATGTCTCAGGATATACCTACACAGACGTGTCCAGGCAGATTAAACTGGATGAGTCTTTGGCAAGTAATCTTCCTGATATCGATGATACGATATCAGCTACGTATAGTTTTGAGGCAGAACGTTTGCCCTACGCACCGGCGCTACTTATAAACGTCATTTTTAATCCAGGAGAATCGAGTTTTGTCATAGAGGGATTTGATCGTACAGATGTGCTAAAATCCGGCATGGTAATAAGAATAGACAATTTTGATCCGGAAAACATTTTTTATTTCAAGATAAAATCAGTTACATATTTGCACAACAACACAGTAGTCACTTTATATGGATCCTTTTCAGAGACTATTATTAATCCGACATTCTATCTGTTGGATGATGCTATTGCATGGCAGAGCCTGCCCTCTGAGACTATCGTAGATACTACTGCGGCTGTAGGGTCTGATGCTTTTGTGATAGATGGTAGCCCTCTTCAGATAAAACAGAATATCAAAAAAGATTCTCTACTTATGGTTAATGAGGCTCAAATCTATACGGTTACTGCGGTCACGACAACTGGCACGCAGTCTATCATAGGAGTGTATCCGCCACTTCAAAGCGAGTTATCTGGGACAGTACAGTACTCGGCGCTGCCTACGCATTCTAATGGAGATGATACGCTTGATGCACAATATTTTGCATTGACAGACCCAACAGAGCCAGCATTTACATTATCGTATAAAGCTCCAGAGGGATTTGAAGGCAGCGCTAAATTACTAGTGGATAAAACTAATATTGTTATTTTTGAAGCAATTCGGGGCATGGTAAATCCGGAACCTTATATTTTTAAAATATCTGATTATGGCAGTGTGTATGAATTAGCTAAAACTATTCAAGGAACCAAGTCGACATTTCACACTAATGTTCCTCTATTAAATGTTCCAGACTACAGTCCTTTTACGATATCTCCCGATGGGAGTCTCGAGGAATATTATTTAGCTCAAGGGACGTATAGCCCAGAATGTATCGTACCGTTTGAACAAGATATATTGGTAGATCTCCCGTACGCGTTTCAGATCACTCCGGATCTTTTCAAGTGGACATTACTTCAGGCTTTCGCTAACCAGCCATCATTTATAATTAAAAAAGTTGATCGTACCGAAACTTTTTTGGCGGGTAACATTTTAGCTTTTCAAAATAAATGTGATGGAGCTGTATATTTTTATGAGGTAGCTAAATCAGAGCTTGTTGATGATAAAGTTGATTCATCTATAAAGAATACGTTAGTATCTTTACAAGAGGAGTTCAGAACAAATCTACTAGATCCAACAGTATTTAAATATGATAGTGTATTGTGGCAGCCGCTTCAGAATGATATCGCGGATATTGATTACGAAAATTCCAAAGTTACCTTCGGAGGATCTGTTCAAGGTAACCTGCGAGAAGGTACAGTTTTAAAATTTGCAGATAAGTATGTATACCAAGTCAAGGCTACAGAAGAGACCGTAAATAATTTTACCCTTACCCTGACGCCTTCTATTAATAGTAGTGTTCGAATGGAATCCTATTTTGGGTACGTTAAACAGAGCTCTGTTCCTATATATCTAAATGAAGTAGGTCCACAGCCTTTTCTGTCTGTTATATATACAGCTCCTACAGCACATACAGGGAGCGCCTCTATAAAAGTCGATGCTGACGGTGTTTACCTTAAAGAGACTGTAGATAACTTTCATGAGAAGCAGACCGTGCTCCTATTTAGTATGTTCAATAATTTTATGGAGTTGGTTAAAGCTATTAATGATGTTAAGTCGTATATAGACACCAGTACTCCATTTGCGGCAGCAGTGCCTGACTCCTATGGGGCTATACTAGCTAATGATAAATTTGATATGTATAAGTTAAGAAATACTGGAGATCAGTACATAGCACTTCCTAATGTATTGTTAATTGTAGCGGCTGCTTTTGAGATTTCCTATACGGCTCCTGCGGGATATGTGGGCAGCGCTACAGTTACTGTATTGCCAGAAGAGCTTGTTCTTACAGAAACTATAGAGAACTATCTTACCGAGCCTGTAACCGTTAATGTTGTACGTATTCGTTACAACAGTGCTCAGAGTATAAATCATCTCGCTAGTAATATATTAGCGGAAGTTCCTTCCCTGGTTGCCGGTGGAGGATACCCGTATAGTGCTACCCTAAATAATACTCAGTTATTTCGTGCTGGTTTCTGGGATGTCACGCATATTACTTCATTAGATAACGCCCCCCAGAGTACCCCTACTAATGTTTATGGAACAGTAGACGGAGCTTATTGGTACGGTCTAGGAATTTTGAATGAGCATCGTATGGTCCAGGGTACCGATTATGAGATAGAGACCGGCGCTGTAGCACTAACTACGCCTATTATCCCATTAGATCGATTCCGATTTAACTACTTAGGCCTTTGGAATCTATCGGAGTATGAGGGATCCTCTATCAAGTGTACCTGTCGGTATTTTACAGATCTAGCTGTAGGTTCAAGAGTAGATATCTATATGGATTTTTTGAATATCGATCAGTTTTATTTGCAGAAACTAACTGAAAAGAAATTTACTGAGATTGTAGTAGCCCCGCAGATTCAGGAGTTGCTAGATCAGAAAGGTAGCGGAGGAGGTCAGGGTAGTGACAACGGAGCAAATAATAATAGCACTCCGGCATATCAGGGCGGCTCTGTAGATCTTTACTATGCGCTACGTGATGAAGAAATTAAGAAACAGCTTTACATTAGATTTTACCATTGGTATAAAGAACGCCTCAGAGACCTCTCTGCAGAACTCCAATTAGGTATGGGTTTTAAGTTTGGGCATAGTAATGCTTTGGGACTTGATCATAATAATCAATATTCTCTAGAGGATCAGTATGTAGAGAATGAGGACTATACTCTTACGACTGATACTGATATCAAACAGATTAATAATGGTTTTTCTAAGTTTTTTCCAGTAGGCTATGATAGCCAAGCTCCTATGTACTATCCGAGATTTGGGGCTGAGTCTATTGGGTATAATGATGTGTACTGCTGCAACATTCAGTATCGAAAAAACGGTGTTATTGTTACTGAGGGTTTCGTAAAATCCGATAATCCATACTGGAATCGCGACTTGAATTTTATGGTATGGAGTGATGACTCAGTAGCGGCTAATAAGAACCTTGTAGGATATTATGAGGTAGAAGTTCCTGTAGCAGATCGAACAATAGATGCTAGTACTTATACTTTTTTGCGCAGGATTGATGTGGGAGATAAGATTAGACCGACTCAGTTCAATAGCTACTATGATATTGCCTCGATACAATCTCCTGCCGGAAAAACTTATGAATATCTAGTATTAAATAAACCCTTATCTGAGCGGGGTGTAAAGACCTATATCCTGAATGACCTTGACCCTAAAAAAGAACTTAAAAATGAGGATGGGGTTAGTATATCTTCATATACGTCTTTTGATACCTTTGTAGAAAGTCTTCCTCCAGATGGGTATCAGATTTACGTAAAGCGTCAGGATAAAGAGCCCTTTCCTATGTCAGATGACTACGGTAATTTAGGGGCTTCTGCGTATGGCGAAAATATTGAAGGTTTAGTCAGAAACACCCGTCGCATCAAAAAACCTTTTTTACAGGCTCTCTTGAGACTTCTATTTCCTGTATCTTTTGCAGCGACAACTCCTCACAAAAATTTCAAAATATGGGTTAAAAAAGATTCTGAGTCTGACTGGGACGTGCTCGGACAGATCGACCTCAAAAAATTGACTTTTAAAGAAGAACGTAACGCCGATGATGTTTTAGATGCTCTACGCCATGATTTCAAAGAAGTTTTTATAGTTCCAAGTCTACCTCCTGTAACTGTTTATGATATAGATGATGATATAGAAAAAGGTTTTCAGAAATATTTCTATCTTTCTATGGAGAGAGTCTATGATGCAGACAGTCCTGGCGGATATTACGATGGATTTGTTTTACGTGCTAGAAATAAAGAGTGGTGGTTCAAGATAACTAATGGCGATGGCATGGCTATTATAGATGATTATGGATTCTCAGCATCTAAAGAGTATAAAAACTTTTATGATCCAGACAATATCTATAAGAGACTACTACTGGAGAAACAGGCATGGGAAACAGAAGCTTTGATATTAAAGGATTTGTATGATCATAGCGATAAAATAGCGCGTGCTTTTGATCAAGGCAATTTGAATCGTACTAATAGCAAGTATCAGAACTATCTGGCTAAACCAGAAGGAAGTACTAAAAACGGTATCTCAGATATCCTCATGACACGTATCCCTGCGTACGAAAAGCAGCTTCTTTATTTGATCAGTTCTACCGGACCTGTGTATCAAACGCTATATCCTGATTTTGTGCATCCTGAGGATAGCGCATCACCTGCGATAGCTCTTACTTTTAAACAGACGTCGCAGGCCTTGAGTATATATAATGGGGCATACAATAAAGAACAGTTCTACAAGAACCTTAACAATAACAATAATCTGACGTGGCGTAATGACTATGTAAAATGGGCTCTGAGTCTAGAGCGTGGTTTGATATATCAGAAAGATGCTCGAGATATGTCAGATGCTACTGCTCAAACGATAACTGTGGGACTTAGGGAACTCCCAGCGTTAGCTGTAGGATTACTGGAAAACACAGTTTACACAGTAGAATCTCCAGCAGTGTCAGTTAAGTGGGACAGCTCCGGAAAAGTAATAAGTTTTACAGTTACCTTGATTAAAGTTCAGGGGACTGAAACTCGTATCGAGGGTCTTAGTATAGATTTCCCTCTATACAAGCATGTCACGTCTGGTGCTATTACTTCTTTGGTGTATAAAACTCTCAATGAGGTATGCTCTGATATCTCCAGTTATACTTTTGGGACTACAGGACCTAGACTATTCACGTGTAGCAATGTTTTTGAGCATTATGAAAATAGTATAGTTAATAATATGCTAGAGGTTTCAGCGTTGCCTATTGATCCAGTTTCTGGGGCTGTCCTCTCTGTAACTACTGTAGCAGATGCACGCGACTCGGACTCAAGAGTCCTCTTTTTAGATAAAGGAATTGAGGATAGGGTATACACGCACAATATTAGAGAGCTTCCTGGTTTTACTATAAAATATCTTGGTGAATATTATTCACAGAGCGCAGACCCAGAAGCTTTTATAGTGCTTTCTGATACCGCAGTATTTCAGGATCTTAGTTATGGTGTTTTTTTAGATAATGGATACAAGAAAAAAATCATTATTACGGGCACTACTATAGATAGCACTTTGTTAGAGATCGAGTTTAATCTATATGATAGCGTCAATAGCGTATACAAAACTTTAGGCTCATTAGTTTCTGAGATAAATGCCTATCGCTATGAAGGTGTGCAAATTTTTGATGCACAGGTGCCGCACATAGCTCCAACTATTTCTGCGGAGACGGTAGTTTTGAATGATGCTTTTATTACCGCGGCATTTTCTTCAATAGGCAATATACAATGTACTACATATGCCCATGTAAATATGTCTTTGGATAATATCGATTCAGAGATAAATCAGGGTATATTTAGAATTTTTTATGCATCTGATTTTAAGAAGAAACTTGAAATTAGCTTTAGTTCAATTATTGTGGACGGTTCTGTTATAAAGACTAATCCAGATCAAATTTCTGAAACATTTGTTTTTGATTTTCAAAATAGTGATTTATCCTTTAAATCGATCTTGGAGTTTTCGGAGGAGTTATCAGCATTTAAGTATAAGCAAAAAGCCTTGTTCGAGGCTATCCCGGTATATCAGAAAGATGAAGGTTCCGGGCTATCTACACGTTATGTTGTTGTCGAAAATCTAAATCGTTTTATAGGGTTTGATAAGGTAGAAAATATTTATGTTGATACCTATGTACAATCTATAGCCCCAACATCGAGTAATCGAGATGTTGCTAATGTACAGAATGCCTATTTTGCGCATCCATTCTATACCTCAAACGGTAATCCAAAAAAACTGCCTATTGAGGGGATACCGGTACCAGGGGCATGGGATACTCTTACGAATGAACCCGTGTTAGAGCTCCAGTGTATCGGAGGCGTTGATTGGGAGATTACTTATAATGATTTTGAGAGTGGTTCTTACAAAAGCTATACACCGACCCAGATAGTTAATATCATAGATACTCAAGGATTCATTACTGAGGCACAATACGACACTGTGCGTACAGTAGAAGACCAGCCTGTAGTGTCTATTATAAAAGAGCTGGTACTCACAAGAAAAAGTTCTTTAGGAGATACCGTATTTACCGTAAATCTTAGACAGTACGATACAATTAGTAAATTGGTTTTGGCAATAAATGCCCTTACTGTTAAAGATGCTCAAGGCATCAATACTAACGTATTTTTCGCAAAGTTGCTAGGGAGTACTTCTATTCAAGGTGCCTATAAAAGCTATGAATTGAATGCCGTGTACGTTCCTATTATTCGTAGTTTTTATGTGACATATGAAAATCAAGACGGGACAGTCAGAACAGAGTATAAACCAAATCATCTAATTGGGTGGTCGCTAGAGTCTTCAAAATATTCTTCTGTGCAAAAAACCACACTAATAATGTCGGAAAAGAGATACAGCACTGGAAATGCTTACCAATATAGGCTCAGCGCGCCTGAGGTAGCTTATCAGGATACTCTTGTAAATAACCCGCAAGGTTTTAGGCGCGATATTCTAGCTTTTGATATATACTGTTGGGATGACGACGGATACTATGAAATAAAGGATAACTGGATATACTTTAGAAGCGCTCAAGTAGGGTATGAGTACTCTTCCGATCTCGGGCAACCTGACAAGACTTTAGGATATGGGATACCTCTTGCAAGTTCTGGACACAGCTCTACGAGCGCTACAGAGAGTTTAGTGACACTCATCAATAGGATAAATAGTAATGGAATAGTCAGTAAAAAGTTCCACGCTAACCTCAAGTTTACACGTAGTGATATTAATGAGCCAGGATTTTTTGAGTACGGATATCTTCCAAATTTTCATACCACTGTTCCAAAGTCTGTGCTGGATAATATCTATTTAAGAGATGATAATGTATTAACTCTGCGCCCTGGGACTGGTTATTCTTTTCTAGGAGCTTCCTATAACGTTAATAGTGCGGCGCGTACAATAGATCTCATGAGTAACTGGAGTTATACATATGATTATTCAGTGACTTTTGATTTTTCAGCGCTAGCATATAGTACTGTAGGAGGGTTAGCTTCAAGTATCAACAGTGAGTTAGTGCCCAATATAGTTAGTTCAGTATTTGAGGCTAATATCGTTGGTACCCACTCTTCTGATAGTAGCTCTACAATACTCGCAGACAAGGGCCCTGTTGCAGAGATTACCGAGGTTTTAACAGTTGATACGCTTTTAAACTATGTCATAGTTAGTAGGAGTGATTGGTATGTAGACGATATTGTTACATTCACTACTACTGGAGCTTTACCTGCTCCACTTGTTGCAGGCACTCCATATTATGTAGTCAATAAATCAGTAGTCGGGCCTGTAATAAATCTTCAGGTTTCAACATCTTTTGGCGGGCCCTCTATAAATATCACCTCATCAGGTAGCGGTATTCAGAACATTCATAGAAAATACGTTGACCTATTAGTTGATCCATTATCTGTAGTCCAACCAGCCCTACAGATACGCGTTAGAAATCTTGCTGGAGTAAATTATGCTATATCTAATGCTAGGTATGATATAGCAGATAATCAATCAAGTTTAACTCTAACCTGCTCTATACGATATTTTGACACGTTCTCTTTAACTGGTCAAGATTATAGTACCCTCACTATCGGTGAATTAGGGGATCTGTTAGGAAGTCTTCAGCATTATGTTGCTTCCATATTTCCGCCATTGTTCAATTCTACGGTGGTTAATGACTTTTATACGCTCAAAGAGGCTACTCGGATGTTAACTGCTGCAGGGACTATAGATCAAAACACCTATTTGGCAGCGTCTTTGCATGATCTAGTAGCAATAAATCTTCTGAATATGAGTAGTCAAGCTAACACAGTAGGGTTTACTAACTATATTCAAGCGATCTCAACAACCACATATGATGCACCTATTCCGATTGATAGGGATCTCAACAAATGGGTAGACGAGGCTTTATATGGCAACTATAAAAAAGGCTTTATCGCATTAGATATTCTTCCTATAAAGATACCCGGGGTATCATACGGTATTCCTAACGTATATCCTCAGACCCAGCTTTATTCAGACAATATTCCAGCTCATGTTTTTTTCGGAATCCTAGGTGATATTAGTTGGGTGCAGATCTCTGATAAAAATCTGCATGCGCAATTGAACTATGTTAAGGAGCGTCTAGGTATGCCATGGAAAAATGACCTAGGCATAGTTGTTCCAGATTATTACACCCCTGAGCAATTCAACGTGAATAATCCCTACGCTATTGATCTTGATAATTTTTTAGGGTATTTACGTACGGTACGCTATAATCAGATCAAAAATAGCGTGATTAATGAAGCACTTGTTAAAAATAAGTATTTCTGGCTATACATGAAATTTCATAAGGAGTTTGGATGCGATCAACGTGTGATAGCTCTGAAAAAACAGATATCTCAGAAGGAACAGGATTCGGGTCTTCTGGAAGATCTGAGCTAAAAGATGTTCCTGGTTGGAAAATAGTAGAAGCCGGAAGTAGTGGGAGTTTCTCAAAAGATTTCGCTGCCCCGGTTCTTACTGCGCTAGTTAAATTAGTGACCAAAGAGTTACATGTAATGGAGACTCAGATTAATAAGGAAAAAAATCATGGGCGTTAGAGTAAAATTTGATATGCTACCGGAGTTCGTAAGGCCTAAACTTGATGACCTTGATGTTACTACGGTAACTATTTCTGATCTTCTTCCAACATCTAATCTTGGAAAAAGCTCAGATATAGTGAAATCATCGCAAAAATCTCAACCTAATGATCAGCAGAACTCTTCTAAAGGATACCACTGGAAGAGCTGGGAACTTAGTTTGAGTTTGTCTAATATGGAGTCCGCCGCAAAAGCGATAGAGACTTTTTTGAAGCAGCTAGATAAGCTAACAAAAGTTATTACACAACTTCTTAAGGTAATGAGGCTACTGAGTGGTAATGTAAAGTCCATAGCTATATTTCTAAAATTTACTATAAAGATAATATCTAAAGAACTTAAAAATTTTCTTGATTCATTCACGTCTACTGGTATATACATGAGCGTTATAGCTCCAAATTTTGACAAGAAATTCCCTAAGTATACCATACCCGTATTTGGAGGATTCCGAGAATTTATTACACGTGTTAATGCTACGTGTTCTAATAGTTCTGATCCTGATGCCCCTCGTTTCGATAATCCTAAAGATAAAGTCGGTGGTGTAGTTATAGGAATGTTGGGAGGCACTAATGATCCAAAGTTTTTGAGCGATCTTATAGAAAACTTTAGAATACTTAGTGAATTTTTTGGTTTTCAGAATCCTATGCCGACTCCTCCTAAAAATTTTAGAGTTGTTGCTGGATTTTTTAGTAATCCCGATCGCGCAGGAGACAAGGCGGTAGGCGTACGCCTTACATGGGATCGACCAGATACTCCAGTATCTTCGTACATCGTATATCGAGCTACAAGTCCAAAAGGTGTCCTTAAAGACGCAAAACAAGACGGTTCGGATGTTGTGGTTAGAGTAGTAGGAGAACCTATTACTGAGCTTAAGGACGCCAATGCTAAGCTTTTTTATCGTTATACAGATTTTGACGTAGACCCCGGGACTCGCTACTATTATAAAGTTTACAGTGTTGTTGGTGATAAGTTTTTTGAGACAAACCCTATTCTTGAAGATATTAAGAGTCCTATAGCTACGCCTCTTGTTACTGTGGTTCCTAGAGAAGTCATACCACTCTCGGAGCTTGCCAAGTATACCACTCTAGGCATAAATGGAGAGCTTTTGTCCCCCTTTGATTTTGAAGGTGAGTGGCAGTCTATTACTGTTAGAAGGCTAGTAGGTAAAGCACTTGATGGAATTTTTAACCAGATCGACGCATTAGCTGATAAGCTTGTTGGATTAGTGGATACGGGCAGCAGCGCTACTACCGCTTATTTAGATTTTTATGCAAAAAGAGTCACGGCGCTATTAGATACAGTTACTCGGTTTAGGGCTATTGTAGAAAGGCTCATGGCATTTAATCTTCGCGGATCTTTTATGGTTTTAAATCTAGATGTGCAGGAAGGCGGGATGGCCAATTTTGTGCGCCGTTTTAATCAAGCATCTAGTATAGACAATACTCAAAATGGCGTAAAACAGCCAGGAAATAGCCCACTGGCTACTACTCAGAATAACGGCATCTCAAAGTATACTGAACAAGGGATAATGTTTGGAATAATCATTTTATACGGTTTTCCTGAGATAACGACCGAGCGTCTATTGGAGGTTGTTCCTCCTAACCAGGTTAAGGATTTAGAAAAACGTATAAAGAATACCGAGACAGCTATTAAGACTCTTTTGAAATTGCTTGGATTGGAGTGATTGATGTATAATCTCAGGACTGATGCATACCATTCTCAGGATACTATAGGAGAACTACAGTATCTTATTGATCTCTCTACAAACAATAAAGAAGAGCTCGATTACTCTATACTGTACGTTCAGAATAGAATCGTTAATCTTAATCATATACTTAAAGGCGTTCGAGAAGAATTACTTGATTTTCTTGAAAAGCACCAACTGTCTCCTGAAGCCTTTCCAGTTATTTCTAGGGTACTATGCGACGATGTAATGCCCGATACGGCTCCTGAGCAGAATATAGGTGCTGTCGATGTAGAAAAAGCCATGAAAAAGAATATCCCTAATGAGACTTTTGATTTACTGAAAATACGAATAACAGTACATGTTACGGTTGAGCTAAACGACCGAATAGACTACGTGAGAAAACTTAAACTTAATATGGCTAAATACTGCGCAGATTTGGCTAAACTTTACAAAGCTAAATCTGATTACTCGGAAAAAGAAAATAGTTTCGGAGAGTCCTATAAAGAAATTAGGACCGATTTAGAAAATTTTGTAGCACTGCATAAGAGCCTGGGAGAATTTAAGTATCTTTTTACAAACACTCCGGGCACGTATACCATGGACCACAGTGTTAAACTTCAAGACAGCAAAACTGGACAGTATGGAGTTTATTATATAGGTAAGAAAAAATCTATAAAGAATCAAGCGGATAAATTACAAGAAAATTTCATTAATGTAAATAGGTATGACGCGGTATCAGCACTCACCAATGACATAGCAGTAATAGCTGAAAAACTAAAAGACATCTCCAACTATTTTAGCGAGCAGGGAGATACGCCGTCTAACAGCATTTTGCCTACACAATATGTTGATGCATACGACATCAAGAGCGATGTTATACGTATGGTGACTTCTCTGATGCTGAGTGTATCTGCTATGGTAACAAACACTAAAGCTGTCTTGGATGCCGTGCGGGGGACTACAGGACTCGGTAATAGAGACCTAGAAGGTATATACAATTTAGCTATAGAAATCTCTAAATCTCCGGCTAACTCGCGTAAGATCGAGCAGCAGGAATTTAAAGACATTACAGAGACCAATAGAACTTTTTTAGTACAAGCTCAGAAAAAAGCAGAGAGTTTTAAAGGATACCTGCAGCGCGGTGTTAAAGCATTAGACGAAGTTTTTCTTAAAACGCAGAGGGATCTTCTAGTTAGAATGTCTTTTTTGGGGTATCCTAAAGAGTCTATTAAAGGAAGAACCGAAACATTAGAGAATCATGTGAGAGAGAAGGTTCGAGCTAAATTTGGTTTTGTGCCCTTTGAAGATGAGCAGGTAGTGATGAATCAAGATGGTTCTTACTGTTTCGTTAAAAAGTCTGAATTAGATCCTGCTACGGTATCTAAAGACAACTTTAAACCTGGAATAAGGAAATCTGATGCGGAGGCTGCAGGTTTAGTTAAAGCTGCGTTGAAGTAAACTTTAGACTCCATTATCTATTAATATTCCTGCTCTATTTATGTCTTATGATATTAAACTGCAAAACAAGTGTGATCATAGGATAAACTGGGAACAGTATCCTTTAGGATCAGATCTGAAGTCTGTTAAAATGGCCTATCCTGTAGCGTCTGTTTCAGCTCTTTCGCTGCGTATAAATAACGTAGTGATAGATAAGAATCAATATACGGTAGCTACAATTAGGAAACCTTTGTCTTTGTCTGTGGTTTCAGAGCTCCGTCTGAGATATAAGGTTAAGGACTGGATACCTCTTGTTGAGGTGAACTATACAACTTTTTCTAATGTATGCCCGAAATGCCTGGGATTAAACACAGCTGATGATTTATTGTACGGCCCTTCTGGGGATTATAAGTTAGTAAAGAAAGAGTACTTACTACTTCAAAGTGTTGAGAAAGTTATAGTAACTAAAGTGAGCAGTAATCCTTTTCATGGCTGGTACGGAACCGGACTGCACTCGCTAATAGGGTCCAAGACACTAGATTTTTCATTTATAAAAACAAAGATCATAGAGCAAGTTTCTTCCGCTATTGAGATGTTGAAGAATCTGCAAAAACAGCTTGTAGCTTCAGGTCGACAAGTAGACCCCGGAGAACTTTTTGGGCAGCTATTAAATATAGATGTCCAGCAATCTCCGGATCCGACGATTATTATGGTAAACGTTATTTTTACGTCCCAAAGTAATCAAACGTTGGAGTTCTCGCAGTTGATTGACCTGTCAACTACAAGAGAAAGAGTGGCATTCGCATGATAGAATCTCCTGTAATTTTAATTCCTATAACAAACTGGACAGCTACTGGATCTTACACCTATTCGTCATCCGCTCCCGTGCAGATGATCTCTGGTGATATTCCTTTGGTGCCTGCTGAAATTGAGCCCAATACTACGCTTTTAATTCAGTATCGATATCGTATTCAAAATACCTCTGGGCCTGGATCTTTTACCGCATTTTCTTACTCCGGGGTTACCGTAGGAACTGTTATTGCATCAGCATCTGCCATACCTTGGTCATTTAATAGTGAAAATATAATAGACTTAGCTATTGGCGATATCTTACATTTTGAATTCAAAACAGTACGTATAAGTAGTTTCTATGGAGAAGTCGGTCCGATATTAGAGCAGAGCAGTGTTGTACCTCTCATAGTGAATATTGTTACAGAAAATGATATTAAAGCCTCTGCAAATCCAGTTACAGGCGTAAAACTAAAGAGATACACAGATCATATTAAAGTAATGGTCCCTTCTGCGGGTATTACCTTAAATACTAATACAGAGTTTGCTGGTTGTAATTTCTATATGAGCCTTACTGCTGGAGGCGGGTCTTCAGGGTATGTCTTGATGAATGATGTGCTAGTCACAAATGTGGACGATGCTGAAACAGAAGAAATTACCGTAGAGGATAGTAATTATACTGATACAACTAATGACCTTCAAATTCAGACTATAAAGACGCATCAATTCTCAAATACGTTCTACACGTTCATTATTAATAAATCAGTTATTGCCAGTATGGTACAAGCTGGAAAGATACCTAATATTTTTCTTTCTGATGGTCAGACGCTCAGCGAAGACGTTGTCTATTATTTTGTTGAGACTGTGACGGTATTTGACAAATCGTTTAATGAGACTGTTGAGAGTACCTATTCGATAGAGCTTGAAGCCGCATTTCTTCGCTACTCGACTGATTTTAGGAACCTTCCGAAGAGAAACCGCAGTGATATTTTGTTTTCTATCTCTCGGGATGCCATGCTCAATAATAGTACTATCAACGTTATCCCAGGGTCTGTAATTCGGGATATTTTGGATCCGGTGGCTTTAGAATTTGAGAAGTTCTACGTTATTCAAGATTTCATTTTTGCGACACTATCACTCGATACCCTACTAGCGTATGATGATCAAGACGGGGATGGAATAAGTGATCCCGTATCCCTTAATGCTAGCAAAAGCGCCCTAATGAATGCTCTTGGGATAACCGATCCTATAAATCTTCAATTGTTGATTGACCAGCAGTTTGATAAATGGGGAGCTAATTTCAATTTAGTTAGAAAAAAGTCAAGCAACGCTATCGGGACTGCTTTGTTTTTTACAGAGATCAGACCGAGTCAGAATATTCTTATTCCAGACGGTACGGTCATATCTTCTAAAGCAGACCTTGACCAGAGCGTATCTTCTATCAGTTTTAGCACCAACGGTAGCCAGATAATCGATACAAGTAGTTTAGATCACTACTATAATCCTACTATGAAACGCTATGAAATATTAGCGAATATTAAAGCTCAGCTGCCTGGTAGCTCTGGTAATGTACCGGCGGGGACTATCACTATTACTAAGAGTCTTATTCCGACTATACAGGTTACTAATAATGCTCCGACACAGTATGGTACAGATCGAGAGTCAAATTTAGATCTTGCTAATAGAGTCAAGATTGCAAAAATATCTTTTGATTCTGGTACTGAGGGCGGATATGCTGCTACTGCTTACGATGTTCCAGGAGTACTCCAGGCGCGGGTACAGAAAGCTGGAGACCCTCTTATGGTGCGTGATTATGATACCCAATCTAAAAAGCACCTAGGCGGTAAAGTAGATGTATATATAAAAGGAACAAATGCCGTTCAATTTGTGGATCAGGTAGCATTCAACTACGAGTATCCTACAGATACCTATGGTAACAAAATTGGAGAGCAATTCTCTGTTATTAATGCTTCAGAGTATATGTTTAGGGCTAAGAATCCAAAAGTTAACTCTGAGAGCCCGATCGTATCTGTTAGTCGCATTAGAAATGTTACTCGATCCAAAGACTACTCTATTGTAGGCATGCAAATATCTGGTGATGGAAATGTTGTAATCCTGGATAAAAATTTCGATAATCTTAATATCGGAATAGCTACTATGGATGTCGTGGAGGTAAGCTATCTCTACAGAAGTTCTAACAGTATAGTATTAGCTAGTCAGCCTGTTGAGAGTTTAGTTTCTGTTGTGTCATCAAGCGGGGTTGTAGTGGATTCCTCTAAATACAAGCTAGTTAAAATGGAGGACCCTCTTCAGAATGGAAGATCAAGCATTGCTCAAGATGCTGTAAAATTCTTTTTCAATGAGAATGACAGTATTCCATATTTTGTTCCAATAACTGGTGAAGATCATAACATGCTATTGGATACGCCTGCTCGACTCCTTTTAAAAGGCGTAGATATCGCTACTATTGTAGTTTATCCAGAAGGTGGATCAGGAGCCCCTTACCTAAAAGATATTGACTATTCTATAATCAACGGCAGCGAGACTGCTTATACGTACCTGAGCCTTCTTAATAATAGCAAAATACGCCATGGCGATACTGTAACGGTTAACTATAATGCTAGTGAAAATTTCAGTATTACCTATGTTCATAACGGCCTAGTCGATCAGGTTCAGGCAAAAGTAGAAAAGATGCAGCATTCCTGTGCTGACGTTATTGTCAAGGTAGCTGTAGAGAATTTTGCTGACATCAGTTTTAGAGTCGTTAGAAAAACGGGCACAGATCCTAGTCTCCTTAAATCTCGCCTGCAGACCGCTGTAGCTAATTATATGGCTGGACTTAAAATGGGTGAAGGTTTTTCTCAAGGCACTCTCGTTAGTATCATTCAAAAGGTACCGGGCGTGAGTGAAATTAAGCTTCCTTTGATTAGGATGATGAAGCGTAATAGCTCTTTTATACCTTTAGATGATTTAGGTACTCTGGCTTTTGAAGTGTACCAGAGAACAAGCGGAAATGGGATAACTTCATACAGAACTGTTAATAGTGTTCTAACATATCGTACTTCTAATGGCGGCGGAGATTCTAACCTATTTAGAGGCGTCTATGAGAATAACCTATTGCTTACTATGACCGCCTCTGTAGGAGAAGTTTCAAAAGCAGCTGGTCAAGCTTATATTCTTTCTGATGGTAGATTGATCGTAAGTACTACAGATGGAGCGCCCCCGCAGTCTAAGCATTATAAAGCATCTTATTATACGTATTATCCTGCAGATGCTAATCCTGTTGAGGATCTTACTACAAGTGAGATTGAGTATTTGAACATCGATAGTCTAAGTATGAAAGATATCGAAGTGATCGATGAAAAAGTAACTAAAAGAGGACTTTGAAAATGGCTACTAATCCAGGCGATAACGTTTCTACATCCTATGGCGGTATGTCGAATGCTTTTGATAAAGTAGTATTCCAACCAGGAAAACCAGTACTTGCCTCTGAGTTGAATCTAGCTCAAGAGTTAACTGAAATATTAACTCAAAAGTCAACGGCACATCTTCCTTCTGGGTGGCTCAGCTATCGTCCATGTTTTACAGCTGAAGAGCTTGGGAATAGTTTTTACTCTCAGAGCCCTGAAGGAGCAAAACCCGAAGTAGCTCTAGTGAATGGATGGCCTATATATGTCACAAATACAAATACGCCCTTACGGCATATTAACCAGATAGCATTCAATGACAATGCTTTGAGGTCAGGGTCTCGGGTAGATGGCGTATTCCTTGAAGTATGGCGTTCTGAGATTAGCCCCCAGACCGATACTAATGAGGTGCAGAATGTTATAAAACCTCAGCCCATATCGAAGCTGAGTAATCTAAATGGTGTATGGATGTTTAATGAGACGGCAGGTTGGGCTGTAGGAGATAATGGGACTATCCTTAAGACTATTGATGGAGGTAATAATTGGGTAACCATTAATACGCCAGTCAATGTTAATTTTCGTAAAGTACAGTTCTCGAATCTTGAAATTGGATATGCCATAGCGGAAAAGGGTATTATTATTAAGACCCTCGATGGAGGAAACTCATGGTTTGCTCTAGAAACTCCAGTAACAGATAATCTCAGGGACCTCTATGTAATAGATGGTCAGAATATATGTATCGTAGGAGATAACGGCACTGTACTACTTGCGATAGATGGCACGCACTTTAATCTTGTATCGCAAACTTCAGGAAGTACTGCAAATTTAAATGGTGTGACTTTTTTTGATGTATCCGTTGGGTGGGCTGTAGGAGATAATGGCACACTGCTTATGAGTAAAGATGGCGGACATTCGTGGCAGAAGTATAATGTTAATAATTCAGCTACCGGCGCATTGGTTACTGAGAACCTTTTATCGGTAGCATTTTATAATCTTAACGATGGTATTATAGCGGGTACAAGTGGTTCTATATTCAGGACATCAGACAGTGGTTTTACATGGGCTAATATGTCTTCTAGAATATGGTCAGATGGAGCTTATAAAACCATACAGGAAATTTTTCCCGGTCAGGCTATCGATTTCAAAAAAGTTTTTATACGAAATGAATTCACAATAAGATTTGTGATTGGCGTTTACGCAGATTCTCGTAATTTTTTCAAGAATCTGGTATATAAGATTTCTCCGACTAACTATCCTAACTCGTTAGTACTTGAATTTACGGGTACTAGTGATAATATTAATTATATCAAGGTGCTCGATTTAGATCAATATGCTACTGCTGAAGATCTGCGGGATGCTATAAATCAGCAGACCA